ATCCACTTGCCATGGAATTTTAACAACACTGTAATTTAAATTATTATAAATAATCGTAGAATTGATCTTTATGTCTGCATCAACATTGTCAACGAATATGACATTTGTGCAATCTAAATCAAAACCATAATCCCTTTTTAAACTGTCTCTATTATAATTCTGTAAATCACCTACAAAATATTTAATGAATGAACTACCACTCTCTACATACTCGCCATGCTCATTTATTACCCCATTGTTCAAATTCCATAGCTCAAATTTGAAATTATCATACATTTTGATTCACACTTATAAATTTAGCATGTGGCAATGGCAACATTTGGGTTATAAATGCAGGAATGTTAGTAGCGTAGGTTGTTGATCGTTTCGCCTGTGTTTCTTGGGTGATATTTTCTTTGCCTTTATTCCTGTACAGATATTCAGCATAAGCAACTATTGAATCGTCTAAATTAACCATTTCTTCATCAGTAAAATTTAGATGGTTTTGAACTAATGCTGTAGCTCTTTTGATATACAGGTTTAGTATAGCGTCTTTTGAATTGTCAGTTAATTCTATTTCAAATAATGTTTTTAGTTCATCTAGCATCATTTATCACCTTTTCTTTTTAAAGGATCTTCACTTGGTTTATCTTCAACTTCTTCAACTTCTTCTGTTTTTGTTTCCATTTCTAATTTTATTTTTGCTTCTCTACGTCTTCGATTTTGGGATGTAATACCCATATCAATACCTCCTGTTCATAAAATCAGGGGAGAAATTAATCTCCCCTTGATCAATAAATTATACTAATTTGAACAATACTTTTACTGCTTTGCTTTCATCGCTAAGAACCGCTACATAATGCTCATCAACAACAATTGTGGTTGTTTTAGCAAGAATATCACGGTCAGTTTCCACACCAACATCTTTCTTCATATAAACAGTCAATGCTCCTGCTTTAACAATAACATTGGTATATTTTAAGTTATTATCAATTTTCTTAGATGGGATAACTTGACATCCTGCAATCGAACCAATAACACCCGTCATTACAGTCTGCATAGGATATTGATTAATATCTTTAAAGTCTGCATCTTTACGAAGTTGAGAAACTTGAGTAGGATGAACAAATAATACTTTGTCTACATAATCTTCTTCTTGGAACAAATCAACTGCATCAACAATTCCATCATAAGAAATAATAGTAACGAGTGATTGATCAGATACTAAAGATGCTCCACTTAAAGCAGTTAAACAATCATTATCTACTTTTGAAGCAATAGACATAAGTAATTGGGAATTAGCTTCTCCAACTGGATCTCCATAACCAGACAAAACACTCTCATCTGTAAGATCAACTGCTTTCATAGCCTTTTTAACAGTGGCAGGAGTGGAACTTGCAGTTAGTACAGTAGTTCCTACAGCAACACCTTCAGCAACGTCAACTGCATCTCCAATATAGGCATATTTAGGAACTGTAATTGTATCTCCTGGTTTTCCTACAAGAGTAGTGTCTACTTTAGCTAAAGGAGCAAATTTGATTGCTTTCGGAAGGGATGCAGAAATCATATCTCCCATAACTTCTGGATTAATAAGATCGGATAATACTGTCATTTAAAAAACCTCTTTCTTTAATGTAATGTAATTTTATTTTTTATTTCTTTGTTAATTCTTTATAAAGTTCTGGTTGTTCTGCTGCTAATTTTACTCTTTCTGCATAACCCATTTTTGCAAACATATCTTGAGTTACAGCTTTAGGAGTTCCACCACCAGCAGGAGGAGTATAATTATTATCTTTAATTCTTTCTTGAACTTTTGCATCAATAATAGTGTTCAGAACAGTTTCGAATTTAGTGATGTTAGCAATTGTATTAGGTTCCGAATCTGCAATAAAGTAATCCATAAGTTCCATCGGTAATTTCTTTTCCTGCATAATCTTAGAAGCTGTGAGTTTCAATTCTTTGTGTTCCCCTTCTGCCTTCCATTTTGCAAGTTCTGCTTTCATTTCATTGATAGCAATATCTTTAGGATCTGCATCGGGAAATCTCTTTTTAACTTCTTCATCAACTAATTTAGAGATATTTTTATCCTGCCAAGATTTGAGTCCTTTGCTGTGATAGGCATCAAGCGTTGGCTGTAATAATTTTTTACCATCCTCAGTATTTAAGAAATTATTAACTCTGTCAGGATTAATAAAACTCCCAACATAATTTTTAATTTTCTCGTCTTTGTCCATATTGTCATTAATATATTGTTGTACCTCTTCAAATGATTCTATTGCCATGTTTCTTACCTGCTTTCTGCCCTATATATGCTTGTGCCTATAGAGTGCAATTGTTTTTAATTAAAATAAAATAGTTACCAACCTTAAAAAAGTTAGTAACTATCTTTTGAGTAAACTATTTTTCCAGTCTTGATACTGTTTATAGTCAATAATGGGTTTCTCGCCATCAATGTTCTTGATATTTTCTCGTTTTGTGCTAGGGGACCAACCATCTACTACAGGGACTAATACGCTTCTACAGCTAACATGTGTTTGACTTGGAATACTGATTGCATTATCAACATCGTAATAAGTTCCATCAAGTCTTTGACATATTTTTGATGTAAGTCCATCGAGAGTAGCGTCAAAAAGTAATTGTTTTACAACATTGCTACCTCTATACATGGTATCTCTAGCAGCACTGTAGACCCTTGTAACCTCGTTCTGAACAAGTCTCTTACTTTCTCTAGCTGTTACGTCATAGGTGTCTTTAATCCGCTTAGAAGCCTTATCTATGGTTGTATTGCCCTTCAGAATGTCCTTGATATCAGATTGAATTCGTGTAGCTAGTTTTTCTTTATTTGTCCATATTCTATCTGAATAATTTGAACCTGCTACCTTCTCCATAACAATTTTCTCTATCAATTTTTCATCTAAATACATATCAAATTTTAATTTAGATACGCCAGTTGATAGGACAAATGCAGTTTGAAAATATGTTTCTTGATAGACATGTTTTAGCAATCCATCAGTCATTGTATTTTCACTCGTTCCAATACTTTTAGCTTGGATTTTAACGACATCCATCAAATCAGATAATATTTTTTTCTTATCGCTTGATTTGATGGTCAATACTCCGTCAACAGAGTAATCAGCATAAATCTTATTGATTTTATCTAATAACTTATCTCTATTGATCTTCAGTAATCGGTATAGCTCATTTAATTTAGTATCAGCCATACTTTCACTATTTTCTTTTAGAGATAATATTAATAGTTGCAAAAGCTTCTCATTTTTTGTCATAATATTACCTCTAAGCTACTGTAGCAGGGATGTTGTCCAAAGTTACTTGTGGTTCAGCATCTTGTTCAGCTTTTACTTTTTGCTCTTCAATATCTGGATTATTGCAAAAGGAAAAATTGGATCTGTATGTAGACTTAGAGAATAGACCATCAACGTTTTGAAGATTAGCTACAATCTGAGACATATTAACATCTGATTTAGGAAGGTTTAATGTAAAAATGAATTGAATATCTCTCCAAGAATAGGATTTATTTTCTGCTACTTTGAGGTATGAAAATAGCAATTTTAACCTATTTGTAAAGCAATCCCTTAAACTATCCTCATGGGCTTTACACGCATTAGTAAGAGAAAACATTCTTGCTGCAAGTGCTTCGCCACTGGTGTTGCTTTGTAGTTTTTCTCCTGTATCAATATGACTAGCAACCTCATATGCATCAGATTTTATCTTGTCTAGGATAGAGTTTACATTCACATCAGTTGTTTTGATAATGAATTTAACGCCAGCATCTTGACCTTTGGTGATAATGATACCATTCGTCTTCATTAATATTGCGTCTTCAGGAGTTATGTCCATATTGTGGAAATTAATATAAGCATTACGAAAATCAGAATATTCATTTATTTGATTACTCATGGTTACATTATAAGCAGCACTAATTAGCTTGATATCCTCATATATTGTGTCTCTTTCCTTATCCTCAGAGAGAGTACAAATACTAACCGGCACTGAACCAAAATAATGTTCTTCAACCTTCACACTCATAGGTTCTAATGTGCCATTTAGCAATTGATAATGAAATATGTTGGTAGAAGTAAAAACATCTACAAATGTATTTTTTTCTACTCCAAAAGCATCTTTATCTCTTGTAAAAATGTACATTGCATAATCTACATCATCATAATCATTGCGATGGATATAAGTGTTCAAGGGTGATAACACCTTAAATTTTACTGTCCCATTAGTCACAAATGCTAATTCATATGCCTCACCGAATATCAGCATTTGCTGAAAAATTGATTGATCATGCTTATTTCCTGATTCTGCAAGGTAATACTCAATGTCTTTGATGACCTCTTTATCATTGGATTTTGATAGGTAGCTGATTTTATTCGATAATACATATGCTGTCTCTGTTTTCACAAAAGTCTTTAAAATATTCTTATTGTAGAAGTAATTCGATTGCCCTGCAAGTTGCTTATATTCTAGTTCAGCTTGAGTTTTACCTAAATAATTCTCTTTCATAGTTGCAAATTTAGGCAAATTGGCTAGATATTTTTGATAACTTATGTTTAGTTGAGCTAAGTCCATTTTTTCACCTCTCTTGGTTTAAAATAATAATCTGCGATCTAAAAATTTTGGTTTGTGATAAGTGGTTATGTTCCTGATACGAATACTGCACTCAGCAACAGCGTCAATAAAATCGTCGTGAAGGGTTAGCAACTGGCCTTGGAAGTCCATCATTTGAGCAATTGCTTCTGGCATCACAGTTTCTTTACAAAAAATAATTCTTCCATTATTAATATTGTCGCAAACAGTTGAAATTTTTGAATCTTTATTTTTGTTTTGCATTTCATTGATTATTGTAATTGATCTATCTGGTAGTTTGTTATTTATTAGCTCCTGTAACTTTTCACAGTCCCATCCCAAATAGGTATTTTTTTCCACATATACTGTGGAAATTAATTTATCATTCGTGATAATTTTAATTGCATGATCTAAATACTCATCAAAAGTTTTGAATTTCAATATCTCCCCTAGTCTAATATATAAGAAGTCATTTTCCGATAAACTTCCTACAACAAAAGCAAAATAGTCAGCTCGACTAACATTTTTATTCTTTATGCCAGCAGGATCTATACAGAGCATTGTTTTCGTGTACGAAATATTGGTCAGTTCATTGATGGATTGAACTCTATTACTTTTGAACCATTTTTCTCCCATGTTTTGACATTCACACATAAGCTCAGTAAGGAAGGCATTTCTTGCTGAAAAATACTTCTGAGCCAACTTTGCACAATCATATTTTTCCCAAATTGTTGGGAATGTCATTGCAGCAATATTATTATTGTAGTATTCTTCGAGCAAACTATCTTTAATTTCTTTGTCTAGTTTGTCGTTGAACAATAAGGTTTTATATTCCTGCCAGTATTCATTTTCCTCAAAGTATTGATCTATATCAAAATTCACTACTTTTCTATGGAACACCTTGAAAGTAACATCATTTTTAATAGTATTTATGAAATCGTCTTGCGCCAAGGGAGTTCCGATTATAAGGAATTTACTGGAAGATTTGATTTTTTCCTTATCTCGAAATACAGCTTCATCTCCAACTTCAGCAATCTCTTTATAAAATTTAGTGATAACCTTTTCTTTTGCATTGTCGGATAAAATATCATCCTCTGAAATTACATCATCCAAAATTATAGTAGATGGCCTAGATATACCTTCCACACTTGAATAAGTTGTTCCCCTGACACTTGAGCCAAAACTAAAAGCAGATATTTTCGTATTATTAGTAAGCTCTAATTCCTGTTTATTTACTGTCCTAGTTTTGGTATCAATTAGGTTCCCATATGTTCGTTTTATAAACTCGTTCCCAAGCATGATTTTGGTGTCAGATATGAATTGAACTGCATCATCTTCTTTGTTTCCGATTACAATTGTGTAGATGGATCGCTTCGTACAATGTAAATAGCAACTCAAAGATTTATTTATGATTGTTGATTTGGATGAACCCCTGGGAAGTATGAATTCCTCTTTATTCCATTTATCATCTATAAACATTTGTTGGAGTTGATTCCAGATTTCATAATGTACTGGAGCCAGATTTCTAGACTTATTAGAATCTTTTGGAACGAATGTATCTTGAAGATAATAGGTACAAAAATAGGTAAATGAACGTTCTGCTAGAGATTGACTCAATGAGTTTTTGCCGAACAGATTATCTTTGTGCTTTAGAATTAATTCTTGTGTTGCCTTATCCGCTTCTTGTGGAGGAAAGCTATTTTTGATATATTCTATTTTTAAGAATTTATAAAGAAGATATTGATTGAAATCATTATTGTTTGTAAAGGTTGTATTGTCATAATTGATTTTGGTAATTTGTTTCACCTCGATTCTTTTATGGATTTAAAAAATTATAAAAAAATTTGTGTAGCTAACTGTAGCCATTTAGAACAATTCTAATTAGAATATGGGGTGGGTCGAGTATCCTACTAACCTAAAATAAACATAATAAAAGCACCTAAAGTGTCCACCAGTCGTGGATTTTAAGTGCTATATTGCTCTCTATTACTATATCTACTACTACACAAACCCTACACACCGCATGAATGCTACATTCTTGCCTTAATGTGAATGTGACAAAAGATGCTTGTGTAACATTCGAGGTAGAATGAGCACATGAATCTATACTATTTCCCCATCTATTTGAAGCACTTCATCTGCTTGGCATAGGTTCTTATACCTGTTTAATTCTGCCTCAAGCTGTAGTGCATCAGGTGGCTTCTCAGTGGATACTACAATGTCTATCTTGTCGGCCCAGCGTTCCTTTGCCTTATGTGTGAGCCACCATTGAGCATGTTTTGCATCAGTTAATGATGCTGTTTTGATAGTTTTTACAAAGTCTGCCTCTGCCTGAGCTTCTGCCCCTAAAATCGCATCA